AGGAGTACGACAATTTTAAGACTTATGTTGCTGGAGATGTGGTTCTTGCGTCTAACCGAATCTTCAAGTTTAACTCAACCGTTGGTGCTGCTGGTTATGGCCCCATCACGCATCCTAGTTATTGGACTGAGCAGTCTGCGTCTGCCAGTCTGGCTGGCTATGCTACGGAGACTTTCGTTACTTCTCGGGGATACATTACATCGTCTGCCCTGTCTGGATACGCTACTGAGTCGTTTGTCTTTAATCAGAATTTCATTACTTCGACTGGTCTAGGTCTTGGTTATAAGGACTACCTTGAATTAAATCCAGTTGTGGGAGGAAATGCTATCGTCTCCGCAATAGACGGATGGACTCAGTTGCCCGTAGAATTTACCGTTTATACCCAGAACGCCCTAGCAAAATGGGATGGATGGACAGTTGTTTTCCATATAGCATCAGGTAGGGCACTTAACGAATATGACCTTGTATCTCCTAAAACTATAATTGTCTACTTAGGAGACGGCTCTACTACGCTGCAGGCTTGGGGAACTAACTTTATTGAATTAGATGGAGTCGGTTCTTTTTCTGGTATGGTTATTACTATTCCGAACCCAAGTCCTTACATTAGTGTTAGCGTACTTAATGGGGTTTCTACTTCCTTATCCCTGCCGCTTGTTACGGGTAATTCTTTCGTATACAAGGAAGGTCTAAAATCTGCCTTCATTGAAAACCTGAGTAGTTTGATTCTTAATGAAGACTTTTACTACAAGACGATAGTCTCTGTAAGTAAAAACGAACTAGCCGCAGTTCGTGTTGCCACATTTACTGAACTAGATAGCAAGTTTAATAAGACTGGTGGAACGCTTACTGGTAAGTTGAATCTAGCCGCACCTACGGTTAGTGGGTCAAGTCTGAACCTTGGTGTTGGAACTGCACCAACCACTTCTGTTGCTGGAGACATCTGGATTGGGGCAAACATAAATTATAAGGCAAGTGATGGGGTTAGCAAAGCCGTTGCGAATACCAACACGGGCAACACCTTTACCCAAGGCCAACAAATCAGCGTCAGCACAAGTGTCGCAATCAATCCAGCCCTTCGCATCTGCCAAACAGGGACGGCGGCGGCTCTCGTAGTTGAGGATAGCACTACTCCAGACACTTCTTCTTTCGTTGTTAATGCGGATGGGAATGTAGGCATCGGAGTTTCTTCTGGATATACTGCCACCCAAAAGGTTGAGGTCGTAGGTAATATTAAGGCCAATGGGTTCGTAAACGGCTCTGGACCCGTGTTTGCTGTCAATAGCGTTGCCTCCCCCCATGGTGGCGGTGCAAATACTCACGACATCTTTATGTCTGTCAACGGAAGCACTTATCGTATCCCAGCCATCTTTGTCTCGACGCCCTGATGTCTGACGACAACCCAGAGCAGACAGCCGAAAACGCCCAAGCCGCACACCTGAAAAGGATTAGTGCTGCCAAGCGTCTTCTGTCCATTAAGCGTGGGCGGAACAGTCTGCTTGAGTTTACGAAGTTGACGCTGCCAGACCCAGACGACCCTGAGAACACAGACAAGAGCCGATACACGGCGTGCAAGCACCACGAGGTAATTGCGGCTGCCCTTGAAGAAGTGGAGAAGGGTACCATCCAGCGGCTTATCATAACGATGCCTCCCAGACACGGTAAGTCTGAACTGGCATCTCGCCGCTTTCCTGCGTGGTTCATGGGCAAAGACCCGTACCGCCATACCATCTTTGCCACATACAACGAAGATACGGCAAAGGACTTCGGTCGTGCTGTCCGTGAAATCGTGCAGATGCCTGTCTACAGACAGTTATTCCCGACGGCCAAACTCCGCAAGGGGTCGGCGTCTGCCGAGATGCTGCAGACAAAGGAGGGTGGTCAGGCTATGTTTGTAGGCCGTGGCGGCTCCCTGACTGGCCGTGGTGCTGACCTTCTAGTCATCGATGACCCCATTAAGGACCGTGAGGAAGCCGAGTCTAAGGCTACCCGTGACAAGATGTGGGCTTGGTTTACCGATGTGGCCATGACCCGACTGATGTCTGTGGGCAGCCGAGTGGTCATCATTATGACCCGCTGGCACGAGGACGACCTGATTGGACGCCTGACCGACTCAACCAACGGTTACTTTAACGCCGAAGAAGCCAAGCATTGGAAGATTCTGTCTTTGCCAGCCTTGGCTGTCCGAGACGACCCAATGGGCAGACAGCCTGGGGAAGCCCTGTGGCCAGAGCGTTTTGATGTCCCCTTTCTAGAACGAGCACGGTCCTTGAACCCCCGAGGCTTTGCCTCGCTATACCAAGGCTCTCCCGCCCCCGAGGATGGTGACTTCTTTAAAAAGGACTGGATTAAGTATTATAATCCGTCTGAACTGCCTAAGGCTTTGACCATCTATGTGGCGTCTGACCACGCCGTGTCTACGGACCAAGACCGTGACGCAACCTGTCTGATTCCTGTTGGGGTGGACGAGAACGATGACATCTGGATTTTACCCGATGTCTGGTGGCGGCGAGAGCAAACCGACGAAGTGGTGGAGGCCATGATTGATATCATGGAGCGACTTAAGCCGATGCTATGGTGGGCGGAAAAGGGTCATATCTCCAAATCTATCGGCCCGTTCTTACGCAAGCGTATGCAGGAGCGTAGCACTTACGGGGCTATCGACGAGGTTACCCCAGCCAAAGACAAGCAGACACGAGCCCAAGCCATCCGTGGCCGTATGGCTATGGGTAAGGTTCACTTCCCTAGGTTTGCTCCTTGGATGCAAGACGCTGAACAGGAACTGCTTAAGTTCCCAGCCGCCAAGCACGATGACTTTGTTGACGCCTTGGCTTACATCGGTCTTGGCCTGAGCAAGCAGTTCAGCGGTCGCAACCCAGTCATTAAGAAAATCGAAGGTTTTGCCACAGGAACCATGGGCTGGCTCAAGCAAGCCTCTGGTGACGAGAGACGCAGACAAAACCTATTGCGTTTTGGAGGTTTTTAACTACTTTCCCGCAAATGGAACCAGACGACATGATGAACATGGGCGGAATGCCGATGCCTGGGGAAAACCCCATGCAGGAACAGTCTGAGGGCGAAGGCCGTATCCGCCGTGATACTCCTAAGCCTGACGAGGCCCGTGCTTCTCTGGTAAAAGACTGGTGCAAGAAGGTCATCGCCGCCAAGGACCATTGGAAGCGTCCATTTGCTCGCATGCGTGAGGATATGGATTTTGTGTCTGGCAAGCAATGGGCTGGCGGTTCGATGGACGACGAACGCTACACCGCTAACATTACGCAACGCCATATCGCCCAGCGTGTTGCGGCTCTTTATTGCAAGAACCCCAAGGCTACCGCCAAACGGAAGAAGCGTCTTGAATTTTCTTTGTGGGACGGAACCTCTGCTACGCTGCAACAGGCACAGGCTATGGCTGCGATGGCTACACAGCAGGGTATGCCGCCTGACCCTCAGGGCATGGCCTTGATGCAGGACTTCAGTCAGGGTTCTCAGAAGCGTACGATGCTAGACAAGGTTGCTAAGACCATGGAAATTCTTTTCCAGCATGTCTTGCACGAGCAGCAGCCTAATTTTAAGGCCCAGATGAAGCAGTTGGTACGCCGTGTCTGCGTGACTGGCGTGGGTTTCGTGAAGGTTGGCTTTGAGCGTGTGACGGAATCTCGCCCTGAAGATTCAGACAAGATTCGTGATATCACCCAGCAACTTAACAGCATTGAGCGTATCACCCAAGATGTCCAAGACGGTGTCTTGCAGCCGAACGCACCCGAAACGGAACAGTTAAAACTGATGATGCGTGAACTTCAGGAAAAGCCAGAAGTGCTTGTCCGTGAAGGCGTAGTGTTCGATTTCCCTCCGTCTACCAGCATTATTGTTGACCCCAAGTGCCGCCACCTGTCTTCGTTCCTTGGTGCTGGCTGGGTTTGTCAGGAATTCATCATGACCCCCGAAGCGGTCAAGGAAGTCTACAAGGTTGACCTTGGTAAGACCTTCACCTCTTACACCGAGAACCGCAATGTCGGCCATCATTCTTCGTCTGAGCAAAAAGAGAACTGTGTTGTCTGGGAAATCTATTCTAAGACAGACAAGATGAAATATGTCGTCGTAGACGGCTATCATGACTTCCTGCAGGACCCAGAATGTCCGTGGCCTGAAGTCGATGGCTTCTGGCCCATCTATCCTCTCGTCTTTAATGAGGTCGAAAACGAGAAGGAAATCTATCCCCAATCCGATGTCCGACTCATCCGCCCAATCCAACTTGAATATAACCGTGCCCGTGAAGGTCTTCGTGAGCACCGTCACGCCAACCGACCTGCCTATGCGGTTCCGTTTGGCATGCTTGACACTACTGACAAGGCCAATCTGTCTGAGCGTCCTCCG